TGACATCGATAAAGCTCGTAACGAGGGGCGTATTTGCAACGTCTATCCTGAAGCAGTGATGACATACGCCGCGTTTGACTTAGGCATGGACGACAGTACGGCTATCGTCGTTTGGCAGCAGGTGGGGCAGGAAATCCATGTAATCGACTACCACGAGAACCACGGGCAGGCGATAGAGTATTACGTCAACTGGCTTAAGAGTACGGGCTATCACTTTGACACCGTGGCGCTGCCTCATGATTCTCAAGTACGAGAGTTAAGTAGTGGTATATCAAGAGTAGAAACATTTAGGCGTTTAGGCGTTAATTGTGTAGTTCTTCCAAATGCAGGGCTTATGGATGGCATTGAGACGGCGAGGCAGACTATCGGGCGCTGCTGGTTTGATGAAACTAGGTGCAAGAAGTTATTAGACTGCCTGGAGATGTACTGCCGTGAGTACAACGAAAAGAACGGGGTATATAATGAACGCCCTAAACATGACAAATACAGTCACGGGGCCGACGGATTTAGGTACATGGCACAGTACATAGCAACCTACCGCGACTCCGGCAAGTCCGAAATGTCTACCTACAATCAAACGTTACGTCCGCGTCTATAGGCGAACAAAAGGCGAACGTATGTCAACAAATTCCTTGATTTAAAATTATGTTTGTACCAGCATATGTAAAAAACAAGGTTTACATATTATGGCATATAATCCTGACGACGAGCAAAAAGTATTACAAGACTATAATGAGTATTACGACGAGGCGATCCAGGACTGGAGCGTATATCTTAGCGAGGCGCATAAGGACCTAGCTTTTTTTGTAGGCAACCAATGGAGCTCAGCGGACAAAGGTTTTCTCCAGCAGGAAGGGCGCAATGCTTACGTATTCAACAACATTCGCCGCATCATCAAGCAGATCACCGGCTATCAGCGCAAGAACCGTCTTTCGTCGATTTGCAGCCCTGTAGAGCCTAACGACCAGGAAGTATCAGACGTAATGACGGACGTGCTTCTATACGTAATGAACCGTAGCGGTGGGTACAACGTCTTATCGGATGCTTTCGAAGGCGCTTTAGTCACAGGCTTCAATCTTATTTCGCTCTACATGGACTATTCGGCAGATCCTGTCAACGGCGACATCAAGATTTGCCGAGAGCCGTTCAACTCGTTCATCATAGATCCTAATTTTAGCAAACTAGACCTGAGCGACTGTCGCTATATCATCCGACGCCGTTACGTCGACAAAGACACGGTTAAACTACTGCTTCCTGGCAAAGAGAAAGAAATTGACGAGCTATCACCTAGCAGCGGCAAAGATGGTAAATTTGGCTATATGTCTTACTCGATGAAGAGCAACACCAAGGGCTTGTATCGTTACGATGAGTTCTGGCGCAGAGTGACGAAGAAGGGTTATATGCTTATCGATCAAGAGACTGGGCAGACTCGTAAATGGAAGGGCAAGAAGAAGCAGCTCGATGAGTTCCTCGCCCAGTATCCCAACATCACCGTTCAGACGATCTACGAACCATCGGTAGAAATGCACGTAATTTTAGAAGACAAGGTAATGTTAACTTCCGACGATTCTTACGGCGTTAACGACTATCCATTCGTAGCTGTCATCGGCAACTATTCTCCCGAATACGACGATTACCAGTACAAACTTCAGGGTGTCGTGCGTGGTCTACGTGATGCGCAGGAGGAGCTTAATAAATTACGCTCGAAAGCTAGCGATATCATTACATCGCAGGTTAATTCGGGTTGGATTGTCAAAGAAGGCTCTGTTAAAAACCCTAAAGACCTCTTCAAGACGGGGCAGGGCGTCGTCATCGAGACCTCGCGCAATGCAATGCCCGGCGATGTCGCCAAGATTCAACCGGCGGAGTTGTCGCAAGGTATTTCACTCATGATTTCGGCTTTACAGAGCGACATCATGACATTAGCGGGAAGTTCTGAGGAGTTGATGGGGAGCGCTGAAGGGGGAAATACTGAGGTAAGCGGAACTTTATCAGCACAGAGAGCTGCAAACTCCCTGGTTACATTGCAGTCACTTTTTGACAATCTTAACTTTGCACAGCAGCAGCTAAGCAAAAAGATTATCAATATGATCCTCGCCAACTGGAACGAAGCCAAGGTTTCGCGCATCACAAACAGAGAAATACCACAAGGTATCATGGGCAATATCGACATTGGGCAGTATGATATACAGTGCAAGCAGGCGACCTTGACCGAAAGTCAAAGGACGCTGGAATACATGCAATTACTTGAGGCCCAGAGAGTAGGTGTACAAATACCTCAGAGAGCACTTCTGAGGGCATTGCCGATAACTAATAAGTCCGAATTGATGAAAGATTTCGAAGCCGAGCAGCAAGCGGCTCAGGAACAGCAGCAGAAGATAGCAGAACAAGAGGCATTGGCACTCAGACTAGGTAACGCTAGCGTAGCAAGCCAGCTTTCTCTATCAACAGAAAGAGAAGCCAGAGCTAAAGCGGATGTAGGTTTATTAATCGAAAGAACCTCCGAAAGCGTTGTCAACCAATCTCAAGGGGTATTAAATCAAGTCAGGGCAGCAAGCGAAATAATGGGTATGCGTCAGGATCAGTTGATGAGCGCTATTCAATTTGTGATGGGGCTTAATGAACAAGCCAATATAAAGGACAAGACCAGGGAATTGACCAGTAGCATTGAGGCAGAGATGCCGTCATCTGAGGCTCAACAATCGGCTCAGTCGCAACAACCGCAACAACCGCAGCAGATGATGTAAAATTACCCCTAAAAAACGACACTAGGAGAACAAATATGCCCCTAAAAAAAGGCAAATCAAAGTCCGCCGTCAAATCCAACATTCTGGAGTTAATCCGTTCAGGACGCAAACCAGACCAGCCAGCGCCGAAGGCTAGCGAGACTGAGCCAGTAAAAACACCGCAAAAGAAAGGAAAATAGATCAGCACGCTAAAAGTTAACAGTTAAACGTGTTTCCATGTCCTATTTTTCAAAATATCAGAAATAGCTTTAGGATATACACCGAATATTTGTGATAGTGATTTTTTAGTATAAAGTCCTGATATAAACATTTTTCTAATTTCGACAACCTTTTCTCTATTAAGTTTAGCATTGGGGTGTTCTTCACCCTTAATAATATTTTCTCTGTGTTTTTTATATTTATCATCGGAATTATCTTTAGAAGTACCTAAAAAAAGATGTTCTGGATTACAGCAACGTGGATTGTCACAATGATGGCAAATGTAAAATCCTTTCGGAATTTCTCCAAAATGAAACATATAAGACAATCGATGAGTCTTAAAGAGCTCTCCGTAAAAAGATAAAGTTCCATAATTACAGCCATCAACCGAGCCTTCCCATTCTAGACATTCTCCTTTCTTTATTAATCTATTCATAAATTTTTCATAGGGATTGAGTCCGTTCCCACATCCACAAGATTTAGTATGTCCTGATTTTAACGAATCTAAGCGTGTCTCGAATTCAATTCCACACGGACATGTACAGATAGCGTGTGTTTTTTTTATTTTTAAGGTATAATTTTTTTATTATTATGCCGTTGTAAATTAGCGGTGATGATGTTTCCAAATAAAAACCCCTTCTGTTGGAAGTTAATCTGTTTAAGTGAATAAAAGAGCGGTCCTCACAGAATAGGATTTTCGGCCGCTAAACCTAGCTCTTGCAAAATAATAGCATAGAGTTTAATTTACAATAAATTTAAATAAGGTAAACATACATGTGTGCACAATTAATAGGTGATACCCGTTCTGCGATGACCAACGATCTGTTAACCAGAAAAATATATAACATTATTTCCGATGCTAAACGCGACAGACCTAGCCTTAAAAAGTATTATATATTTATTTCAGCTAAACCAGATCAGTTTCTTTGCAATGTGATTAGGGAAGGCGTAGTTGTAACAAATGTAAAACCTCCGAAGGCCCTGAATTCGATGTGCTTCTACGTCGATACGATTTCAGGCAGACTAGATGCCTTATGGGCATTACCGATAGACTTAGGATCTTCCGTCGATCATCTCATCGGCGACGAATTCTCACAAGGAACCGCCACGAGCCTTAGGGGTCTTGGCACAAACATTTTAAGTTGAGGAAAAACCATGGCACTAAATATATTTCTCTGGATAAATACGGCGATAGCGATTATTGGCACATATTTGAACGCTAGGCAGGTTCGTTACGGCTTTGTGCTGTGGATGGTCACAAACTTCATCTTCACGGGCTACAACGTACTTTCGGGCTGCTGGCCACAGGCGTTTCTATTCGCTACTTATTTCGGTTTGGCGATCTACGGCTGGAGAAGCTGGAAGCCCGCTGTTAAATAACCCCGTGGTAAAAGCGGCGGACTCCAGCGTGTTATTTTTTCAGGTCTAGCGCCGTCCATGGTTAGGCGTGAAGACTCTCTCGAAGAAAGCGCCAATGTCTTTGAAGACAGGTGCTACGGCTTCGTAGATTTTCTTATCGACCTCAGCTTCGTGGAGGACTCCGATAGCAGCGGCGCCCACGGCGACACCCACGGTGATTAGGCTTCCGACCGAAGGTGGACCGAACTCCATTACCATTTCGATTGCATCTAATGCGTTCATATTTATTCCTATTGTTATGTTATTTCGCCCGAAGGCTGCTACAATTTTAATTAAATCCCGAATTAACGACAATAGTACTAATTAATTTAATCTTTGGATATGTTTTCCACAATTTAACAATACTAGGAACTTTCTATATATATATACGTATTCTTCTTAGAAGACTGTGGGAATGTTCACAACCGTTCTAAGGAAAAACCGTGTAAATCCGCTTTACACTTAGTTACGCTAAACGGCGTTTAGGGCGGCGTTTAGTAGACAACTTGTTCAGCTACTGTCGATAAAGTCCCGGTTATCGACAAGATTTAAAGTTATAGCCGTTTGTGTTCTGGCTATCGACGGGTTGCGAACGTACATATCAACATTTAGATTCTTTCTGCAATCTTTCTGCAAAAAACGCATTCATTTCTGCATCTGTTCACCTTTTGTTCGCCACTTTCTTCTTTACACATAATGAGTAAAGTTTTAAATTGAAATTATATTCCTAGAGGTGTCGTCAACCTCTATAAAATGGACGTAACAATAAGGAAATTTCACATGTCAGAAGAAGAAAACAACGTAGCCTTGGAAGAGGCAGCCCCTGTCGTTGAGGAGCAAGTCGAAACGGGCGCAGAAAGTCAGGTCGCCGCTGAAGAAAAAACATCGGACAAAGATATTAACTGGTCGAAAGCTCGCGAAACAATGGCTGAGCAGTCTTACCAATTAAAAGCGTTAAAGGCAGAACTCGAGACCTTAAGAGGTCAGCAGGCGTCAAATCGCCAACAGGAGAAAAAAGCCAACGATCTTTTCGAAGGTAGAGACGGAGACGATCTCCTAACGGTTGCCGACCTCAAGAAGGCGCTGACCGAGAAAGAGACGGCTTATCAGAATGAAATCGCCGAACTTAAAATCAGAGCAAAATATCCGGATTTCGATCAAATAATTAATAAACATGGCTCTAGTTTAGAGGAAATCGAGAAAGACGCAATTTTAAGATCTAGCAACCCATACGAAGCGGCATATCGGATGTGCCAGCGGATGGAGAAATACGAAAAGGCCGACAAAGCTCCACGGCAACACAGCGACGCTGTGAAAGCTACCAAAAACCTGCAGAAACCAGGTAGCGCATCAGCCGTTGGGGGCGCAGCAGCACTTTCGGAAGCTTCCCGCTACGAGAGTATGAGTGACGCGGAGATCTTAGAGATGTCTTATCGATATTCCATGGGTCAAAAATAAACCTTTTGGAGAATAAAAAATGTCTAATATTACAACTAGCTCTCAGGTGGGTCCTGGAGTAAGCAATTACTATGACAAACTTCTGCTAGCTCGTGCTAAGCCCGAAGTTATTCATAGCCAATTCGCACAGATGAAACCACTTCCTAGCCGCAATAGCGACACGATTAAGTTCCGTCGTTATACTAATTTGTCAACAGCCACAACTGTTTTGACAGAAGCTACAACACCTGCTGGTAAAAGTCTGTCTGTAACAGACCTCACAGCCCGTGTGAACCAATATGGTGACTATGTTACTATATCCGATAAAGTGACCTACATCGTTGAAGACGCCGTCCTTAACGAAGCTACAAGTCTTTTAGGACAGCAAATGGGTGAGACTATGGACGAAATCGTTCGTGACGTTCTTGCTTCAACCGCTTCTGTAACAGCTTGTACACACGGTGTTAACGCTGGAACTCCTACAGAGCTTACTTATGACGACATACAAGGCGTTGTACGTAATTTATTAAGCGCTTCAGCTAAGATGTTTACTCCTACAATACAGGGAGCAAACAAATTCGGTACAGCACCAGTTCGCAAAGCTTTCTGGGCGATGGGGCACACCGATTTGATCTTAGACCTGGAGAACATCGATGAGTTCATCCCTGTTTCCAGTTATCCTTCGCAAGACGGCATAGCTAATTCAGAGTGGGGTTCAGTCGGCAACGTTCGTTTCGTGCTTTCTCCTTTAGGTTATGAGTCTGCCGGCACTTACTCTACATTTGTTGTTGGACAAGAAGCCTATGGCATCACTCAGTTAAACGAAGGCATGGCTTCTTCGATCTATAAGCCTCTTGGACATGGTGACGATCCTCTTGACCAAAGAGCAACTGTAGGCTGGAAGTCATTCATGGCTTCTAGAATACTTAACGACAACTGGTTAATCAACCTACAATCAACCCTAGGAGCTTAATTATATGTTTTTAAACAAATACAAACTAATTAGCGGCGCCGCAGCTTATAGCTTAGACATAGGTTTCGAGCCAGATACAATCGAAGTTTGGAATGCCACAAAATGGGCAACTGATGGAACAAAAGTCAAATTCTACTGGCACAAAGGTATGACAGCTGGTTATGCTTTGTCAGAAGCTGCTGACGATACTTCTATTAATAGAGCTATCGAGACAAGCAATGGTTTTACTGTTGCTAGCTCGACCTCGATTGCTTCTAACCGTGGTACTATCAGTGGTATTTCTACTGCTAGCCCTTGCGTAATCACAATCGGCGATACAACCGGCTGGGTAACTGGCGATCGCGTCAGAATACGTGATGTCACCGGCACAACAAGTGCTTTAGGTTCACTCCTAAACGATAATTTGTATTCAGTTACGATTATCAATGGCACAACTTTTAGCCTTCAGACACTAGACGGAAGCGCTGTTTCGACAGTTGGTTTGACATATTCCTCTGGTGGATATGCCTACAACATAAGCAAAGAAGTTTCCAACGAAGGTTCTTACCGAGTAACCCTCGGCAGCACTATTATGGGAGCTGATAATGACCAAATTTTCATAGAGTGCAGACAGGCAGATAAAAGCGTCGACCTCGGGGACGTTGCATAGTCATCTGTAGATATATTTTAAGGTACTATAGGGGAGAAAATTCTCCCCTTTTTTGTTGTATTTATAATCGGAGCGGACTAAACTTACAGGAAAAAAGGTTTGAAATGAAAATTTGTACTAGATGTAAAACTGAAAAAGAAGAGGATTGTTTTTATAAGAATAAAAAGCAAAAAAGTGGTTTAGATCCGCATTGCAAAGAATGTGACAAGAAAAAAGGAAAATCTTACCGTGAAAATAATAGAGAAAAAAATAGCGCTAGGGGCAAGAAGTATTACGCTGATAATAAGGAAATAATAGACGAAAAACATCGCAGGTATTACGCAGAAACAGCAGAAGAACGTAGAAAAGTTGGACACAATTATTATTTAAACAATATAGATTATTTCAGAGAACAGCACAGAAAATATGATAAAGAACATAGAGAAGAAGGCAGGCTTAGACGGGCTCGTTGGCAGAATGAAAATCCAGAAAAAATGAAAGAATATTCCTTTCGCTGGATTGCTAAAAATCCTGATCACGCCCGTGAATATAGTAAAGATTACGCCGAAAAATTTCCCCAAAAAGTTTATGCTGTTGCGGAGGCATATAAAGCTTATCTTAGAGGAGAATTAGAGAAGCCGGAATTTTGCCAAATTTGCAATAAAAAGCCACACAGATTAGAACGGCATCATGAAGACTATTCAAAACCTCTAGAAATAATTT